GCAGCTGCTTGTTCTTCTCCGACCCGCGCCAGTAGGCGGCGGCGAGGCGGGTGAGCGCGAAGCCGTTGCCGATCTGGCGGGTGGAGGGCAGGTGCGGGCCGCGGCAGAGGTCCTTCCAGACGGTCTCACCGGTCTTCGGATCGACGTTGTCGTAGATGGTGAGCTCGGCGCCGCCGACCTCGACCGACTCGTTGTCGCCGCCGAGGGCGTCTTCACCGGCGGCGTCGGCGGATCCGCCCTTGAGGCCGATGAGCTCGAGCTTGTAGGGCTCGTCGGCGAGCTCGGCGCGTGCCTCGTCCTCGGTGACGACGCGGCGCACGAACCGCTGGCCGGCGCGCACGATGCGCTCCATGGCCTTCTCGATGGCCTTGAGGTCCTCCGGCGTGAACGGCTCGGCCACGTCGAAGTCGTAGTAGAAGCCGTCGGTCACGGGCGGGCCGATCCCGAGCCTGGCCTCGGGGTTGATCGACTGCACGGCCTGCGCGGCCACGTGGGCGGCGGAGTGGCGGAGGATGGCGAGCCCGTCGGGGCTGCCGATCTCGACGGCCTCGACGGTGTCGTCGTCGGTCACCGTCGCGGCGAGGTCCTTCAGTTCGCCGTTGACCCGCATGGCCACGACGGCCCGGTCGGTGAAGAGATCGAATCCTGTTGCCACGGGTGAGGGCTCCTGCCTGCGTCGAAGAGAACCACCCAAGCCTACCGGGGGTCGGGGTCAGTCCCAGTCGAGGTAGTCCTCGATGGCCCAGGCGGTCTCACCGGCGTGCGAGGAGGGGAAGTCGTGTCCGGCACCCTCGATCGTGACGACGCTCACGAGCCCGGGCGCGGACTCCTTGAGGGACTCCCCGTTCGCCGGCGGAGTCACATCGTCGGCCGCGGCCTGCACGACGAGCACCGGGATGCCCTCGGCCAGTGCCGGCAGGGTCTCGGCCGACTCGACGCCGAGCAGGATCACGCCGTTCACGCGGTCGTGGTGCTCGAGCGCCACGAGGCGCGCGATGGTGCCGCCGTAGCCGTGGCCGCCGATCCAGGCATCCGCCACCTCGAGTTCGTCGAGCACGCCCACCACGTCGTCCGCCGACTCGGCGGCGATCCGCACGACGCGGAAGTCCTCCTCGGCGATCGAGTGCGCGAGCCCGGCGAGGGTGGCGATGCCCTCGCCCTGCTCCGACAGGAGCACGACGGCGGGCCCGGAACCCTCTTCGGCAGAAGCGACCATGAATCGACACCTTTCCTCGTGGGGTGGGGAATGAGAAAAGGCCCCCAAGTATTCTCGGGGGCCTATATCTCTGTGGGCGATACTGGGATCGAACCAGTGACCTCTTCCGTGTCAGGGAAGCGCGCTACCGCTGCGCCAATCGCCCAAAGGTGTTGCTTCTGAGAGACCGAGTGGAGGTGGCGACGGGATTTGAACCCGTGTGGACGGCTTTGCAGGCCGCTGCCTCGCCTCTCGGCCACGCCACCGTATGTGGGTTTCCCACAGACGAGTAACTTCACTCGAGCGGATGACGAGATTCGAACTCGCGACCCTCACCTTGGCAAGGTGATGCGCTACCACTGCGCCACATCCGCATTTCCGCTGCATTTCTGCAACGGGTTAGACATTAGCCGACTCTCTCGGGGATTGCCAAATCGTCACCGGGACAGCGTGTCGCGTCTCCCGGTGTTCACGAGCACCCCTCCGCGTCCGCTACTATCGGTAACTGCCCCCGGGCGATTGGCGCAGTTGGTAGCGCGCTTCCTTCACACGGAAGAGGTCATCGGTTCGAGTCCGGTATCGCCCACCAGATAGTCCCGCGGAATCCCGCACCACCCCCATCACAGGCACTCCCCCGGCACCCTCGCCGTGGGGCAGCCATGGGGCAAACGTCTACGCGTCGCGCCTCAGCAGGCGCCGGTTTCGCTCGGGTACTCAGCCAGGGCATCCTCCCGCTCGAGCAACTGCGCGAGGAGCTGCCCATGGCGGGCCCGACGCAGTCCGAGATCGGGGAGCGCGGCGACCTCGCGGCCGACAGGCTGCCCCGCCCAGCGTTCCTCGAAGGCGAGCAGCTGGCGATCCCGGTCGGTGAGCATGCCAGCATCCTGCAGGTGACCACCGACACTCCCCTGGCTTATGCTGTCGTCGACACAGCAGTCCGGAGGGGAATCGCATGGAGCAACAGGCCATCTACACGTTCACGTCGCACATCCAGGGGAAGAACGCGAAGATCATGATCTACCCGGATCGCGTCGAGTGGGACCGCCCTCGCGGGATCTCCAGCGGCAAGGTGACGGCCGGCGTGCTCACCCTTGGCCTCTCGACGCTCGCGACCGGCGTGAAGGGCGGCAAGGCGAGCACCGAGATGATCCCCGTGAAGTCGATCTCATCGGTAACGACGAAGCGCGACGGCTTCTCGAACACGATCGTGCAGGTCATCACGACGGGGAACACCGTCGATTTCCGCGTCTCGCACAAGGAGGCCGCCGCGGTGAAGGAAGTGCTGACGCAGCTAATCGTCGGTTCTCACCCGTCGCAGCAGGTAGCTCCCGCGGCGGCCCCTGCATACGCGGCACCGCCCGCCGAGCCGGCGCCGGCAGCACCGGCCGCCGATGTGCCCGCCCAGCTGCAGCAGCTCGCCGGGCTCCACGCCGCAGGCATCCTCTCTGACGGGGAATTCGCCACGAAGAAGGCCGAGCTCCTGGCCCGCATGTAGCCAGAACGACAGAAGCCCTGCGCCTCTCCCAGTGAAGGAGGGCGCGGGGCTTTGGCGTGTCGTCGGTGGCCATGTCTACGATCGTCTCGCGCGGGCCGGCGCGCTCCCCACACTCGAGAGGAGCACCCCCTTGCCGACCGCCACCGACTTCCGCCCCGTGCAGTCCCTGCTGCCGATGGAGTTCATCTTCCCGACCCCGGGCACCAAGGAGCCGTTCGCGATCATCCGGTGGGTGAATGTGCAGCTCGAGGGCGAGCCGACGTCGCGATGGCGCACGGTCAGATGGCACGAGGACCCGAAGCGGCGGTGGTTGCTCGCCGATGGCTACTATCGCGAGCTCGACGACGCCGCCATGGCCTGCCACAGGGCTGCTCTCAGTGCGGCTGTGCCCGCCGTGCTCAACAACACCTACCGCGGCGACGGAATGTAGGCTCGGCGCCATGATCCTGCAGACCACGGCCGCCCGCGGCGACGAGCGCCTCGAGCTCACCGGCGAAGGCCCCGACTGCACCGCGGCAAAGGCCGCTCTGCAGATCCCCGAGGGATGGCGGCCACTCTTCTACCGCGTCGCCTGATGCTCTACCTCGCCCGTGGGATCGAGGACGACCACTACTGGGTCGTGCGCGAACTCGACGGGACGCTCGTCGAGACGCCGTGGAGGGTCGAGCATGAGGCGGCCGGATGGGTGCTCAGCCATGCCGACGACGCTGCCGCGACCGCCCGCGTCCTCGAACTCGGTGCGTTCGAGACTATCGACGCAGCAGTGAGGCAGCTACGCGCGCTCCTCACGGACTAGGCCGAAAGGACGACCTTTACGCGCTCCACGAATCCACCGTCGAAGGTCTCCCACGAGTCTTCGTCCACGATAAGACCGTAGATCGCTGCGAACTGCTTGGTGGCCATCCGGTTGTCCGGACCGGCCAAGTCGGCGGCTTCGATCTCCTCGGCCTCGGCGACGATGAGGTCCTGAGTGATCGGGTGCTTCACCGCCTCATCACGGTCAGGGGTGGCGGTGCCGAAGATGTCCGTCTCGAACTTGACCCCGGTAGCGATTCCGAAGGCTGCCCCGGTGACTTCTCCCCGACGGGCGATGGCCCAAAGGTATTTCACCCTGACTTTCTCTTTAGGATCGACGTCCCTCATCATCGGCGCAATGACGCTACGTGGCATGCTGCTGTCCCCCAGGCTCCGAGAGGCTGCGCTGGCCGCGCCTCACTGGTGGAGAGCGTAGCCGAGCACCCGGACCACGAAAAAGCCCCCGCGACCCTCTCCGAAGAGAAGGCCACGGGGGCTCTGACGTTCATGGCTGTTCGGGAGGATCGCCTTCGGACCAGACGTTGTCGTCGACGTAGCTCTGGATGAGGTCTCGCACGACGTCACTGGGTGTGCTGCCCTGCTTCGCGGCAATGCGCTGCAGATCACGCCAGACATCGTCTGGGATGCGGAACCCTCTCACGGGGTTCTTTGGCTGATTCGGCACGTCACTGATCATGGCCCATAGCGACCCCGAAAAGGGGGTGACGGTTGTAGATCATCTCTGTTTAACACCCGCTACGCTTCTGTGTTGAACAGGGAGAGCGGATGCCGATAGTGGAGATCGACCAGGGACTACTCGAGCGAGCGCGGGCAGTCGCAGCCTTCCGAGGCGAGACCGTCGAAGCTTTCGTGGCCGACGCCGTGCGGCAGATGGTCGATCAGAATGCCGAGTAGCGTCCGCCGCAGCCGATCCGTGCAATCGCCGAAGTGGCCGATCATCGCTGGCATCGGAGCCCTGGTCATCGCGACCGGTGTGCTCGTAGGTTTCGCGCTGCCCCAGAGGGTCGCGCCGGATGCAGGAGCGTCCGCACCCGTGCAGGTCGGGTCGCCGGCGCCGAGCGTGGAGGCCACGGAAGACCGACGGCCGGAGCGAGTCGCGTTCCTCGGCGACTCGTACACGGGCGGTTCAGGCGAGGGCGGAGTGGGAGCGACCGGGTGGCCGGCGATCGTATCCGCAGCCCAGGGCTGGTCCTTCGATCGCAACGGGCCCCTGTTCAATGCGCAAGGTGGAACCGGGTACGTTCAGGCCGGCGGTGAGAAGCAGCCCTACAGCGGTCGGGTCGACGCGGTCATCGCTGCGAACCCCACGACCGTGATCGTCGCGGGCGGCATCAACGACGAGGGCTACTCCCTAGAGGAGATCTCGTCCGCCGCCAACGACGTCTTCTCTCGACTGAGGACCGGGCTACCCGACGCGAACATCATCGTGGTGGGCCCGTTCTACCCCTCGTCACCGCCGAGCGAGAAAATACAACAGGTGCGGGATGCGGTCTTCGAGGCCGCGCTCGCGAACGGCATCACGAACGTCATCGACCCTCTGCCATGGCTGGACTCCCCCGGCATTGAGATCGGATCGGACGGCATCCACCCGACGGACGCCGGCCATCAAGCCATCGCCGATCAGATGAATGCCGCCCTGGCCCCTTACCTCGCCGACCTCGAATGACGTGGGGAACCGCCCTTCGGCGGGCCCTCCTCGGCGGAACGGCTGACCGCTGCGCCGAGTGCGGAGCGAAGGTCGACCCGGCCAGCGAGTTCCGCGTGCTCCCGATGGTCGTCTACTGCTCCGAGGAGCACGCGGCCACGGACCAGCAGAACAACCCGCTCTAGGGTCGCTCGCTCTGAGCGCGGATGACGCCCTTCCATGAGGTCGTCTGCAGCCCGGTCCCCGTCCCGATCAGGGGGTGGATCCCGTCCGGCTGCATGAACGACTCACCCTTGTCGGTGCGGGCGATCATGGCCTCGTAGAACGGCAGGTAGAGCATGCCGCGCTCACGTGCGTAGGGCCGTAGCGCGAGCATGTGCCCTTCGTGCTCGTCGACCTGAGCCTGCGTGGTGCCGCCCGACTTAGCGAAGAGCGGGTTCTGCGATGAGATGACGACCGGGCAGGGCTCCCATCGGGTGAACAGCGCCTCGAGGAACGCATCGAACCGCGCCAGGAAGTCCTCGTTGCTGAGGTGAAGCGCCCAGTAGTTGATGCCGTGGTTGATCCACACGAGGTCCGGCTGCTTCGGCGTCATCGCGACGAGGCGAGCGAGCTGCCAGTCGAACGTCGACCCGGCGACGGACGCGTTGTAGACCTCGAGGAAGCCGAGATCCGACGGCTCCCCCGGAGTCGCGGGCTCCGTGATGGTGCCGCGCACATCGATCGCTCGGAGGCCTGAGTACGCCGACTGGTCCTGCAGACCAAACGAGTCCCCGAGCAGCGCCACCTGCGTGGGGTCCATCGTGTAGTTCAGGGTCGCGCCGTTCAGGGTTGCCGTGACGGCGTTGCCCACGAGCTCGATCGAGAACGAGTACCACGAGGCCTCCGTCGACGACGGGATCGTGCCGGCAGGGAAGGTGCCGACCGTGGTCAGCACCCCGCCCACGGGCACCTGCAGGCTGCAGGTAGCGGTGGCGCCGCCGAGCACCACGATGCGCGCGTCGAGTGCGCCCGCTGCAGCTGCACGGACTCGCCGCTGCATGCTGGACCCGATGGTCCGGATGCGCCATTGGCCGGAGAACTTGAAGTCCTTGCCAGTGCGAGCGAGCGCGGGCAGAGTGGCGGCCGGGATGCCTCCGCCCGTGTAGGCCGGGTTGGAGATCATCTCGCCCTGGTTCGCCAGGTAGGCGCCGGCCGCCGCGGTCCACGAGTTGGCGCCGACGTCGGGCACGCGCCCGTTCATCTCCTGGTTGTCGGCGCTGAAAGTGTCGGAGCCGATGACCGAGTTCGGGACCGTGCCGCCCGGTGTGGCCGGCTTCGCACCGTCCTGCCAGAGAACCGGCGCGTTGTAGGCGTTCCCCTCCTTGCTCCACCGAGTCACCCGGGCGGGGCGCTCGGGCCAGACGGAGGCCGCCAGCTCCTTCCACGTGCGCTCGAAAGCGCCGGTGGCGTATGGGGATGTGGTGGAGTCTCCGACTCCGAGCACGACGAGCTCTCGCGGGTCGCGCATGTCGAGGCTGCGCATGATGTTGTCGACGGGCTTCCTGGCCTCGCCGATGGAGCGCGTGAGCACTCCGGCGAGCGCGGTCTCCGTCGCGGTGCCCTTGGTCGCGATGAGTTCGGCGTTCGCTTCGTCGTTGGAGACCGAGTTCACACCGGGGAGGCCTCGCGGTCCTCGGACGTTGCCGGCGACGATGGTGCCGCCGTCGGTGCGGGTCAGCACGAGGTCATCGCCGACGATCTCGCCGGAGTTGACGGTCTGCGCGTCGACGAGCTCGGCGAGCTCCGCGGCCGCCTCGGCTCGTTCGGCCGCGCCGTCAGCCTGCTCGGCCGCCGCGGTGACGCCGGATGCGGTGTCGATGAGTGCCCTGATGGATCCCGGCACGATGAACGAGCTCGTGCCGTACGGCTTCACGACCTCCTCGAGCGCGGCGTACGCGACAGGCCCGTTCTCGGGCACGATCACGTTCCTGACGACCTGCTTGTCGTAGTTCCGAAAGTCCTCGATGAACTTCATGGCCTCCCCGGGCAGCGTGGGAGGCGCCTCGAGCGGGGTGACGCCGTCGTCGAGGAACGGGACGCCGTCCTTCACCCGGGCCTTCACCGTGATCGACGTGACGAGGGCGCCGCTGATTTCCTGGCGGACGGACTGCTCCCCGTAGAGGTAGCCGTTGGCGAGCTGGCCGAAGGAGTCGAGGATGGGGCCGGTGATGACGGTGTTCGCCATGGGGTCTCCTAGCTGGGCCGGTTGAGGATCTGCACGGTCACGGACTGGTCTTCGATCCGGACGGACCCGGACGCGCCGTTGACCTGCGTGGAGTAGTACGACGTGACTGTGTGCGAGCCGGCGCCGAGGGTGACGACGTCGGATGCTTCGATGAGGGTGTCGACGGCGAGCCCGTGGTTCCCTCCGTCGCTGGGGACGGTCTGCGACCCGTACGAGCGGCCGATCGCGTTGGAGAGGGCGCCGTCGAGGCGATAGCGGATCAGGGCGGTGCCGTTCAGGAATCCGGACGTAGGCCCAGAGGCGATGATGCGGGCAATGCCTCGGAGAGTGATCGCAACCACCATGGGTTCGATGAGGTCGAACGTGAGGCCGGGTGCAGTCTCGGGGGCTTCGACGAATCCGCCCGGGGTGTTGTTGAAGACGTCGTCGTCGCTGGTGGCGCGGAACGTGCGCAGGGTGCCCTGGTAGTTGATCTGCGCCTGCAGGGACGCCAGAAGGGCCGCCTGAGCAACGGTGACAGCCTCGAGCCCCTCGATGAGCTCGGCCTGCTCGGCCTGCACCAGCTTCAGATCCTCGATCGCCTTCAGCACCTTCTCGGTGGTGAGGTTGCGCTGGGACCCCGTGGGCGCGACCGACTGACGCTGCAGCTGCTTCAGCTTCACGAGCTCGGTGGAGAGGACGTCCTGAGGCTTGACGAGGGTGCGGCTAGGCACTGTTCACCTCCAGCGTCGTGACGGACACCCACCTGCCGTCCTGGTCGCCTGAGAGGCCCGCGATGCGGTGCCTGTAGGTGCCATCGGGCACGTAGTCGTCATCCGCCATCTGCACGTCGCACCAGTCGCCGACGGCGTACGAGCCGACCTTCGGGTCTGCATCCGCGCTCGCCTTGAACGACCACGACTCCACTGGGGTGCGCCCCCACCGGACGTCCTCGGCCGCGTACGACCGCACGGTCGACGGCACCGTCGCGTCCGAGTGAGCGGTGTTCACCGACTCGAGCAGCGGGTAGCCGGCACCGAGCAGGGCCGTGTCGTCTGCGCGCTCGATGACCGCGACGTCGTCCTGGCGGCCGCCCACCGCCCACGTGCGGGAGGTCAGGTTCGAGGCATTCACCGTGATCGTCAGATCCTTCACGGCCGGGTCCTCGACGGAGTAGTCGAAGAGGTGGATCGTCTCGGAGGAGAGCATCGGCTTCGCGAGGGTCCCGGTGCGGAGCACCCACTCGATGCCCTGCCGGTCGCCGGTCCATCGCGGGGTGAATGCGATGTCTATGCCGTTCTCGAGCTGCGTGAAGTCCTTGAGCTTCTCCCCCACGATCGAGAGATCCGATCCGAGGTACTGGCGGGTGTAGGTGCCGGCCTCGTCGTCCTGGAAGACGATCGGGACGGCGCCGCCGGTGTGGGCGCGGGCCTGCATCACGAGGCGCTTGGCCATCATCCCGTAGGACTGGGCCACGAGGTTCGTGTTCATGACCGCGGACGGCTCCCGGGTGACAGAATCGACGATCGGCAGCGTCGCGGCCACGAGTGGGACGAGCACCCGGTGGTCGAAGTAGGACCACATGCCCTTCGCGGACACCTGCAGGGTGCCCTCGTTCTTGTCGCGGGTGTGGATCCAGATCGGGCCGCCCGCGACGGGAACGTCGTTCTCGACGATCGCGAGGAAGGCCTTGGCCGGCGCGGCTGCGGATCGGAGCTCGAGCTGCTTGGTGTCGGGGTCGGTGAGTTTGAACGTGGCCTCGATGGTGTCGGCGTCGTTCAGGCTGGTGGACCAGGACGCTTTGTGCACGCCGGCGGAGGGGATGTTGATGATCTGCCGCCCGGTGCGGAGGTCGCCGATCACGAGTTCGGTCACGGCGGCCTCCTGCAGCTCGTGGGCGGGTCAGATCAGGCGGCGTGGCGGGGAGCTTCGTCTACGGTCTCCACGCGCGTCAGCGAGGGCCCCGTGCCGCCCGTGGCCGCGTCGGAGACGATCGACGTGAGGTACGACACGATCACGCCGCCGAGGAACACGCCGCCGAGGGTGACGTAGTTCAGGGTGAACGCGTTGAGCACCTCGGCCGTCTCGGTCGGCTGGGTGCCGGCGACGAGGCCGAAGCCGATCGTGACGAGGACGAACTGGGCGCCGGACTTGAGGGCGCGCTCGGTGGCGGCCTTCCAGAATGCGAGCGTGAACACGGGCTACTCCTCTGCTTCAGCGATCGCGCGGTTCGCGTCCTCGCGGGTCATGGTGTCTTCGAGATCCGGCCAGGGGCCGATCTTGTCGTCGGCGCCCGCGGCGATGAGCTCGCGGCGGAGCTTCGCGGAGTACTCCTCGAGGCGGCGGCGGTTCCGGGCTTCGGATTCAGCGCGGCGGTACTCGCGGTCGCGCTGCGCGACGAGGTCGTTCTTCCGCTTCGACTCCTTCGCGGAGACGCCGTTGCGGATGAGGGTGATGACGCCGACGATCTCGCGGGCGAACACGCCCACACCGCCGACACCGAGGAGGGCAACCACGAGGGCGACCAGGTTGATCGATTCGAGCTCCGGCATGACGCCCCTCTCACTCCTTGCGCGGCGGGACGTCCTGCGTTCGCCTCCGGATCATTTCGGCCAGCCGGTGTTGGAAGTCCTTGTGGTCGGGGTCGGATCCGAAGATCTGCAGCTCCACGTACCGGCGGACCATGAGCCCGCAGGCGACGAGCACGAGCGTGACGGCCACCGCGGCGGTGATCGAGGCGAACGCGGTGCGGCCGAGCACGACGGCGTAGATCAAGATGCCGAACGTGGCGGCCGCGGTGGCCGGCAGTTCGAGCACCCAGTACCGCGAGAGCCGGCCGATGAACCCGAGCGCGCCGCCGACGAGCAGCAGGGACGCCCAGACCGCGATCAGCCACTCCCAGCCCGTGAGCTCCACGGTGACGCTGGTGGGGGTGAAGAACAGGGCGTAGACGCCGCCCGCGAGCACGGCGAGGTAGATCACCATGTCGATGATCCGGATGAGCGCTTCGAGCCGTCGGCGCTTCTCCGGGTCGACCGGGTAACGGTCCACGGGGTCAGTCCTTCACGAGCTGGGACGCTGCGACCTCGGCGGCGGCCGATTCCACACGCTTCTCAGCCTCGACTGCCTGGACGGCGATCGTGGTCTGCGTGAACGGGGCCAGCGCCTCGGCAAGAGCCGCGTCCGCCTGCTCCTTCGTGAGATTGTCGCGGTCGAGCTTCACCACGAGCTCGGAGAGGTTCGCCACCATCTGCCGAAGGCCCTGCGTCGGGTCCGTGGTCGCCCACAGCACGAGGTCGGTGGCCACCGCGATGCGGCCGAGCTTGTCGGTCTGCGGCTTGATCTGCCCCACCGTCCAGGCGATGGCGTCGAGGGTGGCCTGCTGGTCTGCGTTCATCATGTCCTCCGGAATCGGGGTGGGCTGAAGGCCGGCGAAGCTGAAGTCCGCGAGCTCGGGGAGAGGGTGCGTGCCCTCGTTGTGCTTCGTGGCGTGCCAGGACTCGTTGGCGATGTCGTGGATGAGGCCGTAGCGGGCGGCGATCGACCGGCGGGCGCCGATGTTATCGCTGGACCAGTCGACGGCTCCGACGTCCCAGTTGCCGTGGTTGGAGTAGCCGGGGGCCGCGGCGTTGCCAGGGAACCCGAGCGCCGTCCACCGCGCCTTCTGCCGCACCTGCTCGTCGTAGGTGCGGTAGATCTCGTTGACGATGAGGACGCCGCCGACCTCGCGCTCGTAGTCGCGCTTCGTGGCCGCGACACGGCGGGCCATGTCGGGTGAGGCGACGCATCCGAAGATGTTGACCAGCGCCGAAGCCGGGGCTCGGCCGTTGGAGTAGAGCGGCATGATGGCTCCTTCGCTTGGCCGCTATGCGGCGCGGTACTGCAGGGGGACGGTGACCTTGCGGTTGCTGCTTCCGGAGATTCCAAAGACGCGCATGGTGCCGTCGGCAGCGATGGTGACGAGACACGTGCCCGCGGTGCCCGGCCCGCCACCAGGCGCCATCGAGGCGGCCAGCTCGACAGTGGCCGCCGGCCGGAACCCCACGGGCACCGTTCCGATAACGGTGTTGTCGAGGAGCGCTGCGGTGTTCGTGCCCGACCAGATACCGGAGACGTTGCCGAATGCGTCACGCTGCAGGTACTCGACCGCGGTGCTCTTCGTGATGCCGGCCGAGTAGCCGAGCGTCCCCGCCGCCGGGCTGGCCGGGACCACGCGCTGCCAGGACGAGTTCCACCGCACCCACAGGATGTCGTCGTTCAGCTGCGACGCGAGCGTCCCCTCCGTGGCATCCCACGCGGCGAGTTCTGTGAAGGTGCGGAACGGGATCACCCCGCCCGTGGTGGCGGTGAACGGGTGCACGGCGGTGAAGGTGACGCCGTTGGCGGGGTTGGTATCGACCACCCCCGCGGGGACACGAACCTGCGAGAGCGCGATCGCTCCCGAGGGCACAGCAGGTGCGGCCGGGAAAGTCCCCGGTGCACCCTTGGCTACACCGAACATGCCCAGCGCGTTGGCGTCTGCCCCGTCGACGTCGTCGTTCTGGCGGACGTAGATCACGTCGATACGCGCGTTCGCCGATGGTGCGGCGTCGAGCGGGACGTTGACGATGCCGTCGTTCGCGATCAGGGACACCCCCTGCGCCTTCCCCCGCGAGAGGGCCGCAGTGAAAGGAGCCACCGAGACCGCCATCGCACCGGACGTGCCCGTGACGAGCGCGTCCGTGTGGTCGGGGAGGATGCCGGCACGGGGGATGCCGGTGGCGGTGCAGGCGATGAGGCCAGCGAGGTTGAGCCGCAGGTCCAGCGCAGTGGGGATCGCGTTGTGAACGGGGAAGCCTCGAGTGAGTGCCATCGGGTCTCCTACCAGAAGGCCGGGGCGAGTTCGCCTCGGAGGGTGGGGGTGCCGAAGCCTTCGCCCCGGACGGTGAACTGGATGGTGGTGGATCCCCCCGGCGGCACTGACCACCAGTCGCGCCGGATCATCTGGCCGGAGACGGTGGGCCCGCCGTCGACGATCGCGGTTCCGGTTCGGAAGTCGATGACGACCTCGGAGCCGATCAGAATCGTCCGGGCGAGTTCGATGACCCGCCCAGTGCCTACCTCCTCCGCGACGAACCCGCTGCCGAGGCCACCGCGAGCGATGAGTCGCGGCCACGCATCCGCCGTACCGGTGTTGGTGAGGGTCAGCCGGCCGAGGTCGCCGATCTCTCCGAAGTCGATCGGGAAGGTCAGCGGGAACTCGACACCACCCGACTCGGTGGGGAGCCCGGTGGTGTCTTCGTTCGGGTCGCCGAACCGGCGCGGCTCGACGGCGAGGAGGTCGAGGGTGAAGGTGAAGTTGGCCGCGGGCGTCTCGGGCAGGTCCGCGTCCACGACCGAAACCTCGCGCCACGTGGAACCGAACTCGTCGGTGACGCGCAGCACGAGGGTGTCGGCCTGCCCGACGAGGCCGTTGAGGTAGTCCAGGCGGGCGCCGGCAGCGTGGATGCTGCTGCACTCGCTGAACGCGTGCAGCGGCATGACCTTCGCCGAGCGGTAGATCTTGCCCTGCCGAAACGCGCCGTGCCCCTGGGGGCGCTCGTCGACGCTGTTCTTCGCGGGCGCGATCGCACGCCAGTTGTCCAGGCGGGTGAGACCCCACCCCTGGTAGGCCTCGTCGGGCCGATCGCTCAACATGAGCTCGCCGAGTTCGACTCTCACAGGACACCTGCCAGCTTGCGTTCGGCGACGATCCCGACGCGCTCGGCGAGCACGTTCGGGTCCGTCTCGGGGACGGTGATGTCGAAGTGCTGCGTCACCGACGTACCGCCTCCCCCACCAGCGCTCGCTGCGGCCGCCTGGCTGGCTGCCAGGGTGCGGGCGGCGGTTGCGGTGGCCACGGTCGCGGTGACGGTCCCCATCGCTGCCTGCGCCTTCACGGATGCCTTCTTGGCCATGTCGACCATCGACTTCGCGAACGCCGGTGCTTCGTCGTCGACGCCGAGCGAGGCGCCCTCGACGACGTGCTTCGTGGTGGAGCGCATGAGCTTCGACGGCGACTTGATGCCGAAGAAGTCCTTGAACCCGTCGAACGCCGCACCGGCGAGCTCGACGATCGCGTCGACGAGCGAGCCGACCATCGAGCCGAGGCCGTTGATGATGCCCATCACGATCTGCACGCCGAGGTCGAGCCAGTCGACCCCGATGAGGCCGTTCCAAATCGCTTCGACGATCTGGGGCAGCATCTCGATGATCTTCGGGATCGCGGTGACGAGACCGACGATCAGGGAGACCACCAGTTCGATGCCGGCCTCGATGAGCTTCGGGAGCATCTTCAGCAGCCCGGTCACGAGCTGCAGCACGAGGTTGATCGCGGCCTGGATCAGCTGCGGGAGCGCGTCGATGAGGCCGGTGACCAGCGACAGGAGCAGCTGGATGCCCGCCTCGATGAGCATCGGGAGGTTCTCGATGATCGCGCCCAGCAGACCCATGACGAGATCGAGGGCGGCGGTGAGCAGCTGCGGCAGTGCGCCGATGATGCCCATCACCAGGGCGAGGAGCAGCTGGATGCCGCCCTCGATGATCATGGGCAGCGCTCCGATGATCGCGGTCAGTAGCCCGGAGACGAGCTGCAGCGCCGCGGAGATCAGCAGCGGGATGGCCGTGACGATGCCCTGGATGAGCGCCGTGACGAGCTGGATCGCGCCCTGAATGATCAGCGGCAGCGCGGCGACGATCGCCGTGATCAGGCCTTGCACGAGCGACACCGCGCCCGTGGCGAGAGCGGGCACCGCGGTGACGAGGCCCTGCACGAGCGCGGTCACGATGCCGACGGCAGCGGTGAGGAGCGCCGGTACCTGGGCGAGGATCGAGGATACGATCTGCGGCACGAGCGTCGCGACCTGCGTCACGATCCCGGGGATGGCCGCGCCGACCTGGGTGACGAGGCCGGTGATCCCGGACACGAGCCCACCGATGTCGCCGCCGGAGAGCGCGAGACCGGCGAACCCTGCAGCCACGAGCCCGAGGGGGCCCGCGAGGAAGCTGAGCGCGCCACCGAGCCCGGGAAGGAGCGTGGCGAGCGGCCCGAGCTTCGAGAGTACCCCGGCGAGGCCGCCCGCGCCGAGGACGGCGATGGCGGGCCCGATGAGGCCGGTGAGATCCGGGAGGGTGGAGGTGAAGCCGGTGATGGCGTCTCGGGCCGAGAGTAGGAAGTCGACGACCGGGGAGTCCTCGGTCACCCCGAAGGCGGTCCTGAACGCGCTCGTGAAGTCTCCTGCGCCGAGGAGTGACACGAGCCCGGTGACACCGAGAGAGACGCGGTCGAAGAACGACGTGAAGCCGCTGGCCGCGGCACCGAGCACGCCGGTGATGAGCGGCTTCAGCGGGGTGATGGTCTTGACGAGGCCGCCGGTGATGGAGGCGTCGAGGTTCCCCATCGCGCCCTCGAAGGTGGCCGTCGAGGTGGCGGCTTCCTTCGCGACGTCGGTGAGGCCGAGGTCGAGGATCGCGGCGTTGAATTCCTCCGCGGAGATCTCGCCCTTCTCCATCGCCTCACGGAAGTTGCCCGTGTACGCGCCTGCGTTCAGGAGCGCTTCGGAGAGCTTCCCGGCGGCGCCTGGGATGGCGTCTGAGAGCTGGTTCCAGTTCTCGGTGGTGAGCTTGCCCTGGCCGGCGGTCTGGGTGAGGACCGATCCGAGGGACTTGAACGTCTCCTTGTTGCCGCCGGCGACGGCGTTGAGGTTTCCGCCGGCCTCGGCGAGCTTGTCGAAGTCCTTGACGCTGTTCGCGGCGAGGGTCGCGGTGACGCCTTGGATGTCGGCGAGGTCGTAGACGGTCTTGTCGGCGTAGGCCTGCGTGCTCTTGGAGAGCGCGTCGATCTGCGAGCCGTCGAGGCCCGCGAAATTCAGGGTCGACTTGAACTTGTCGACGGCGTCAGAGGCGCGAAGTGCGTCGGGGACGAGCGAGCCCACCTTGACGACGATCGCTCCGAGGGCGATGCCGGCTGTGGCCTGCGCAGCGCGGAACCCGTCGCCGAGCGCCTCACCGACGGCGGCACCTGCATTGCGAGCTGCACCGACCACGGACGAGACGCCGGACCGTGCCGCGGAGGCGAACCCCTGCAGGCGGGAGCTCGCGACGACGGTGCTCTGGGTGGTCGCGTTCTGGGCGGACAGAAGCGCCGCCTGCGCTGCGCCGAGGCGTCCGGATGCGGCGACGACGGTCTCGGTGGTGGTCGCGTGCTGCCGGCGGGCCGCGGCGAGGCGCTCCTCGGCGGCGACTGCCTGCGACGACGTCGCGCCGGAGCGGGCGACGGCTTCGGCGAGGCGGGTCTCGGCGACGCGCACCTTTCCGGCGTCGTCCTGCTGCTTGAGGCGGGTGCGGGCGAGCGCGGCCGATGCGGTCGCGATCTCGCTGGTGAGCTTCCGCATCTCGTTCGCGCCGAGATCTCCGGCGGTCGAGGAGAGGGCCGTGCTCATGTCGCGGCCGAGGGTGCGGCCGGCGCGGGTGCCGACGCCGCGGAAGCCGCCCTCGAAGGTGCGTGCTCCGGCGGCTCCCGCGGATCGGGTCTCGCGGCTGACGGTGCTCCGGAATCCGGGCATCGCCGGGAAGATGCTGACGTGACCTGAACCGACCTCGGACGACATAGCACCTCCCCGGTGATCTGTTAGGCGAAGACGATGCCCGCCTCGAGCTCGGCGGTCGCCTGCGCGACCTCGTCGGGGGTGGCTTGGTCGGCCTTCTGCTTCCGCGGGCTCGGCATCGCCCACGGCGCAACCTTGCGGACGGCCTTGGGGTCTTGGATCTGCGCGGCGAGGTGGAGCAGCTCGAGCATCGACGCCGGGTAGCCCCAGTCGGCGAGGTGGGCGCCGAGCACGGTGGAGGGATCGCTGACGGCGTCCTCGATGAGGGTCTTCGCTTCACCCCATGTGACGGCGTCGCCCAGGTCCGAGAGCCCGCATCCGTACGTCTCGCGCAGCGTGCGCGCTACGACGGTGCGGTGCTCTCGGATGAACCGGACGACGCTCAGGCTTCCGGGAAGGCGAGATCCTGAGCGCGCTTGAACGCGGTGAAGTACTTCCGGGTCATGATCGCGACCGAGATCATGTTGCGGTCCTTGAGGTCCTCGGCCACCTCCTCGCCCGCGAAGATGCCCAGCAGGTGCTTGAACTGGTCGAGGGGGTCCGTGAACTTCTCCTCGAGCTCGTCGATCATCGACATGCTCAGCTTCAGCGGGATCTTCACGATCGTGAGGTCCGAGAACCGGCCGACGAACGTGCCGCCCTCGACGATGATGTACTGCACGTCGTTGAGGGCTCGGAGCTCGGCGTCTTCCTTCTCCTGGGACCAGGAGTCGAAGTCGTACTCCTCGACCGCGGAGCCAGGCTCCGGGGCCGTCTCGGTCTCGGTCTTCGGGGTGGTGGTGCGTGCGGCCATGACGGCTGCCTCCTTCGGATTGTCGGGTTACGGGTTGAAGAGGTGAGACTGGCCGGGGCGACCCGATGACACCCCGGCCAGTCGTCTGTTACGGCGTGACCGGAGCGGCGCCCGGGATGCCCGTCCACCGCCAGAAGGGCGAGCCGTCGAACAGCTCGTCCTCCTGCCAGGTGAAGGTCACCGCAGCGCCCTCGACCTCGCCGCGGGTCTTCTGATCGGGCTCGACTCCCGTGATGGAGGCGACGCCCTCCTCGCGCGTCTCCCAGCCGTTGCGGTACTTCGTGATGCTGTAGAGGATGAATCGGTTGTCGGGCAGCGACGACGACACCTTGTAGACGCCGTTCTCGTCAGGCTCGACACCCTCGATCAGCGACTGCACGGTGGGGTTCTGCTCGGCGAGGGTGATGGTGAGGCCGCGGGTGCCGCCGCTTGCGAGGCTGTACCCGATCTGGAAGAACTCGATCGCGTCACCCGCCTCACGGGTGGGTGCGGGCCCGCCGTCGACCTTGAACAGGCCGAGGCGCTTGGCCGCGACGGGCAGGACGAGCGGCGATGCGCCGAGGTCCTCCACCGCGATGACGTTCGCCTGCGCGACAGGCGCGTACGCGGCGATTCCGGTGATCGGGACGCCGACGGCGCCGAGATCGTTCCCCTGGCTGTCTTCCGCCATGGTCTTCTCCTTCTCCCGCGACGCGGGCTCATTGGGTGTGGTGGTGGCTCACCAGGAGCCGGTGACGACGTACTGCGCGGTGAGGTACCGGCGAGCGACGTCGAGCTGGTCCGCGACGGCGTAGGGGCCGTTGCATCCGTCGAGCACGACGGCAGCGATTGGGGTTCCATCGACGAGCGGGAGGTCGAGGTCGAAGAGGACGCCGGCGACCCATCGGGCGAGGTCGTTTGCAGGCTTGTCGTTCTGCTTCGACCCCGCGAGCACGGATGCGCCGATTGAGCGATCGAACGTGGTGTGCTCGAGGCGGGCCCCGGCGTCGTCGCGGATGACTATCAGCGGTCGCTTCAGTGGCAGAGCCAGACCGGAGTGCTCCTTGTTGCTGACGTCGACGTCGAGGTCTTCTTCGAACGCGAGATCTCGTACGTACCCGGTCAGCCACAGCTCGAGGTCAGGTGGTGTGACTCTCACTGCTTCGCCGCCTTCAGCGCCCGGGCGAGGTTGCCGGTCTTGGACTCGATCAGGAGGGTCTTGGCGTCACTGCCGACCACGCGCACCACCGTCCGGTAGGGCGTTTCCTTCTCCTCGATGTGCAGTCCCCGCTTGTAGTCGCCCTCGTCGACTGGGGCGGTGGCTCTGGCGATGGCCAGCGCCCGCTGCGCTGCCTCGCGGGTGAGGTTCTCGACCTGCGCGGACTTGAGGATCTCGTCGAAGTAGAAGTCGTTGAACTGCACGACCGTTTGGCCAGCGCGAGGCATGAGCTCTCCTTCAGTCAGCCGACCGTCCTGGTCAGCGGAATCTCACGCGGCGGCGTCCACCCGGAGAAGGGGTTGGAGTCTGCCGCGGGCGGGATGCCGTCGATCGTGTAGACGATGTCGCCATCACGGATGCGATCGCCCTTCTGGACGTCGGCGCTGCCCTCGCAGAACAGCGACTTCGACTCGGCCGCTTGATCACGTGTGGCGGTCTTCAGCAGCGACGTCGAGGTCTGCGCGATGAACGCGCCGGGGATCGGCAAGGGCTCCTCGGGGTGCTCCCAGTCGCCGCGAATCTGCTCTGTGGGGCTGTAGGGGTCTGGCATGAGGCCCGCGCGCTCACGGAGCAGGTCACGGCCGAACGGGAACGTCATGCTCACGAGTACGTCTCCGGCCAGAACTGCTTCAGCGGCCGCTCGGTGGGGAACGACCCGGAAGACCCACGGTCGGTTGTGTCTGCGCCACCGAGCGCCCGGAGCGCACGCGTGGGCTGCCCGTCGAAGGCGGACAGGATCGCGCTGTACTCGATGCGCGCCGACCCGATGCCCTGGCCCTTCACGAGGAACGAGCCGCGGGCGGCGAGGTCGCGGTAGACGCGCCGCAGGATGGCGAGCGCGTTCTTCTGGTCTTCGGACTCGTCGGGGAACGAGTCGAGGAGGGGGGCGATGTCGCGGGCCACGATGAGAACCTCGCGGGCGAGGTCTTCGTCGTCTCCGAGCTGGTCAGGCTTGATCACGGCACCGCCCCCTTCCTGCTACTTCGCGGCGGTCTTGGCCGCGGGTGCCTTGGCCGGGGTCGCCGGCGTCTGGCTGTTGGCGGCCGCGGCCTGGTCGGATGCGGGCTTCTGAGCGTCGCGTTCGGCGACGAGCTGCTGAGCGGCCTCAGCCACCTTCGTGTCGAACGCGGCCTGCGCGATCGCTTCGCGCTCGGCCTGCTCGGCGAGCTCGACGGCGAGGATCTCCTCGGCATCGGGCAGCTCGGCGATGAGGCCGCGCTCCTCGAGCCGCTCGAGCTGCTCGTCGACGACACCCTCGGGAACGACGTCGCCACGGCGCAGGAACTGAGCGATGCGGTTGCCGCCTGCGCCGCCGATGGACACCTTCACTGCGGCCGCGGTCACGATGTGCTGCTTCGCCATCACGGGGCCTCCGTTCCGGTGAGGTAGAACCCGGCCAGCGGGTTCGTGACGATCGGCACGTGCACGTTCCGCGCCTGCAGCCGGGTCTTGTCGGCCTTCGGCTCGCGGATCGTGGCGATCTCGACGCCGGTGTCCCCGCCGATGGCGCGGTACTCCGGCGAGGGGATCTGCTCGCGAGCGATGCCACCGAGGCGGCGCCGGTCCAGGAACAGCGGGTCCGCGATGTCGTCGCCGTCGTCGGGCAGCCATGTCAGACCGCCGATCGACGGGAAGCCGTCGGTGAGGGCCTGCGCGCTGTCCTTCGGCAGGATCTCCATGAGCTCGGGGATGACCTCGGCGTACAGCTCGCCGGGGAGGATGACGGTGTCGACGTCGTAGCCGAGCTTCTGCTTCCGGACGCGCGCCTTGACACGGAGCGCGTCCTTGTAGACCTGCTTGCCGGTCGTCCACACGCCGCCGGCAGCGACGGTGTTCGTGATCGACGATGCGATGGCGCCGAGGGCGGCGTCGTTCGCGGAGAACACGAGCTCGGTCTGCAGGAAGGTGAACGCGTCGTCGATCGGCTGCCGCAGGAGACGGCCGACCTGCTCGTCGGTCACCTCCGTTGCGAGGCCCTCCTTCATCGCGGAGTAGAACTCGTACTCCTCCGCCGACATGGGCGTGAGCTTGTACTCCGAGCCCGGGGCGACGATCTCGGCCCCGCGCTGAGCGCGGATGACCTCGTTGATGGGGACGCCGATGGCGCCGCCCGTGATGGTGTAGCGGCCCTGCAGCAGGAACAGTCCGAGGAACTGCTGTGCCTGCAGGATCTCCGCGAAGCGCCGCGCGATGAGCGTCGGCGACTTCAGGAACGCGACCAGGTCAGCTGCCGATACGTTGGCGAGCTGGCTGGGGGTCAGCGGGTAGGTCTGCATCTTGGTCTCCCTTCTAGAGCTGGATGGCGCGGACGAGGCCGGCGTCGGGGGCGGACGTAAGGGCGAGGAAGATCGCGGAACCGGCAGCGAGCGTACGGACGCTCCCGGCTGCTGCGGCCTCGAGCTTCTGGCCGCGGGTGATCGCCCCGGTGGCCTTCAGCTCGTGGATGGGCTTGCCGATCTCGACGGTCACCTTGTCGCCCACAGCCGCGTCGTGGCCAGCGATGCCGACGTACTTCGCGGAGGCAGCAGCGGCCGGCGTGACCGACATGTCGGCGGTACCGACCTCGACGACCTGGCCGGCGGCGACGGCGGCCGTCACGTTGAACGTGACGGTGTCGCCCGGACGGAACAGGGGCAGGTAGCTCTTGGGCATGACCTAGGCCTCGATCTTCTCGGAGCCGTAGACGTTCCCGTACAGGGCGTCGTCGGCGCTGGTGAGGGTGTCGGAGTGGCCGATCTCGACCACAGGGACGGTGTTGGTCGCGAGCGAGCCGAGCAGCTTGGTGGTGCCCTGTTCGTCGGCGTCCAGCTGCGCCCGCCAGGTGTCGCGGGAGGCCGCGGTGATCCGGCCCTCGCGCATGGCGTCCCTGACGATGGCGTCACGGCGGGCGCTGTCCTGTTCGGCGCGCGCCTCGGCGCCTGCGCGAGCGTTGGACTGCAGGTCGGCGAGCACAGTCGCGTCGATGGCCACGGTGCCGTTCGGCAGAGCGGCAGGGGGGGTGATGGTGTCGGCCTGCTCCTCGAGCGACTCGTCGAGCGCTGCGAGCAGCGTCTCGTCCGAGGCTGCGGCATCGGTCACGCCGAGCCGCTCGCGGAGGCCAGCCTTCAGGTCGTCGTATCCCACGACATTCTCCTTCTGGTTGGGTTCACCCGGCTCGGACGAGCTCGGGGGCTTGGGGGCGGTGTGAGCCGCGGTCGGAATCGGGCGGGTCCGGGCTGCGAACCGAATGACGCGGGCGGCCGCGATGTCTTCGGGCTCCTCCTCGTCGGGCACGACCAGCAGCTCGTCTTCGTCCTCGTCGCCGACGGTCTCGGTCTCACCTGCGTCGGGGATGACGGCTACACGGTTCGCGAGACCCTCGGTGACCGCTTCGGCAGCGGTAAGCCAGGTCTCGTCGGCGAGCAGCGCGGCCCAGTCCTTCTCGCCCGCCTTGGCCGTGTAGATCTCGGTGAGGGAGCGATCGAGACCCTCGAGTACTGCGGCCTCCTTGCGCATGTCGGCCGCGTTGCCCCAGACGATGGTCGAGGTGCAGTGGATCATCATCTGCGTGCCGGGCGACATCACGGTGTCGTCAGCGCCGGCGGCGATGACGGATGCGGCGGAGGCGGCGAGGCCGTCGACCACCGCGGTGACCTTCGCGCGGTGCGCGCGGAGGAGATTCATGATCGAGATGCCCTCGAACACATGGCCACCCGGCGAGTTGATTCGCAGGATGATTTGGGAGACCGACTCGGGGAGCGCGTCCAGCACGCCACCGACGTCTTTCGCGGAGATGCCCCAGTAGCCACCCCAGGAGTCGATCGGGCCGTAGAGGCGGATGGTGGCGATCTGCGGGGTGTCTCCACTGGGCGGGGGTGCCACGACCGCGTCGAAGAACTCGCGCTTGGTCTTCGGCAGGTCGTGGCTACCCCAGAATCGGTTCGGCCACGTCTCGGTGCGTGTCATGCTGCAGCCTCCTTGGCGGCGGGGATGGGTCGGGCCCTGGTGGTGGTGGAGTCCTTCACGGGCAGCCCGTACTTCTCGCGGACGAACACCTCGAGCGGCTCGTCGGGCTCAATCGCGCCGGACTCGATGAGCGCCTTGATGGCCTCCGCGGTGACAAGCTGCTGCTCGCCGATCGCCGCGGCCACGAGCCGAGGTGCCGGCTCGGTCGGGCCCCAGTTGAAGTCGACGAGGTCCTCGATGACGTGCTGATTGGTGACGTCCTCGATGTGCTGCGCGATTCCGTTCAGCGAGTCGGTGAAGAAGTTCGCGAACGTCGAGCCGAGCGCCCACGACCCTGTCTCGGTGCCGAGGTTCAGGAAGTGCGCCAGCACCGCGCGGGCGATCTGCTCGTCGTAGTACCGAATCGGCTTGTCGGTGTCGGGGAGATCCCCGACGACGCCCTGGAAGAGCAGCGTGGAGCCTTGCGCCAGGGAGGCACCGGCTGCCTCGCCAGCTCGCACGGCCTTCGCGATGGCGAGACCGCGAGCGATCTCCTTGTCCATCCACTCGACGGCCTGCTCAAACGTGGCCCCTTCCGGCGGGGCGGCGGCTGTGAACACCGGGAGACCGAGACCATTCCGCTCTGCGGTGAGCGCCTGGATGCGCAGTACACGGTCCTTCAGCACCCACATCTTGTAAGCGGAGCGGAGCAGGGACTCGCCGAGCCAGTTGGCACCTTCTCGCTCGTTCACGTAGGCGACGAGTCGGTCGACTGGGATCTTCACGTCGCTCGCGCCGACCTTGCCGTACTGCTTGATGGCCTCAAGCCCGCCGTCTTCGGCAACGACGATGTCGGAAATGGTGCGCGGCGGCCGCCATGCGAGCTTCGCGAGCCGCGTGTCGCCATTGCTCTGGTCGTAGACCTGCTCGAAGAAGCTGTGCCCGTAGACGAGCTCGAGCAGCGCCAGCCGCAGGTGCTCCTTCCACGAGAACCGGCCCTTGGTGCGCAGCGGCGCCACGCGCTCCTGTCCCTTCACGGGCAGACCGAGGCTGTTCGCGATGAACTGGGTGACCTCGTCGCGGCATCCGGCGCCGTCGATCGACCACTCGGTGCGCATGATGGGGAGGGTGACGGCGCGGAGGACCGACTTCACCTGGGGGTCCTCGCGCCGCATCTTGTCGAACACGTTCAACGACTGCGGCCACTGCAGTTCAGGGTTCGTTTCGTGGACGGCACCGAGGAGGGCTGCCCATCCAAGGAGTCCGCCGTCGGCCTGGTATCCGATCTCGGCCACTGCGCCTCCTCGTCTAGAACCCCAGCGTCCTGAGGTCGGGTTCGTGGTCCGCGAGCGTCTCGCGCATGAGCAGAGCCGCCGCGGGAGGCGGCGGGGTGTTCTTCTTCGGGCCCGCCTCGGACTTCAGGACGCCGTAATGCGCCCACGTGACGCCCTGCGCCATCGTGATTGGCTTCGTCGGGTCCGACTGATCCCAGGTGTGCCCCGCTCGCCCCAGGGGGCGCGTGGTGGCGAACTGGAGCGACTTGGTGACTTCTTCTTGCGGTCGGTGCGGGATGAGGCCGGCGTTCGAGTGCTCGATGAAGAGCGCGTGGGCGGCCGCGAGCTCGTCGAGGTTCAGCGAGAGGAACTTCACCCCGGCCTGCTCGAGCGACGCGATCACAGCGGATGCGTTCTTCGTGTCGAGGACGACGAGCGCGTTGCCGAGGTCGGCCTTCAACTGCTTGAGGTCGCCGGCCAACCAGCGGGTGCCGCGATCGGTCTTGTGGTGCTCGACCGCGATGTGATCGGAGTCGAGGCGCACGGCCTTGCAGATGGTGGCGTAGCCGGCGCCGCGGCCCACCGCTACCGACAGCACGACGCCATCGCCCACGACGGCAGCGTCCTCGCGAGCGTGACGCTTCCACACCTCGAGGTCGAGCTCGGACAGCTTCGCTTCGACGACCGGGCGGCGGTTCGGCCAGATGTTCAGCCGCAGCCTGCGCACGGACTCGGGTGAGAGGCGCGAGATCTCGTCCTCAATCGTCTCCCTGGTGAGGCCCGGCCGGTATCCGAGGCCCGGATTGCCGTAGGGCCAGTTGGCCTCGTCGCGGATGTCGATCTTGTCGGCGAGGTCGGGATTCTCGGCGCCGGGCGGGCTGAACTCCATCCAGCCGGTGCGCGGGTCGGACCCGGAGCGGCCGCGGTCGCGCACGCCTTCCCACACCTCGGAGTCGTTCAGCTCGTCGGGCACGGTGCCGGTGTAGATGATCTGCGTGTTGTCGACGGCCGACATCGTGGGCAGCAGCGCGTCGAGTGCGGCCTGCGCCATCTGCTGCGCCTCGTCAACGATCAGCACGTCGGTGGTGAAGCCGACGCCCGAGTTCGCCGAGCGCGCCAGGTAGAGCAGGCGATTCCCGTTCGCGAGCTCGAAGCCTTCCTCGCCGTGCGCGGTCGAGATGCGGGTGACCTCGCCCATCAGGATCGCCGACGACTGGATCACGCGCCGCAGCCGAAGGAACGCCTCGCGGGCGGTCTTGAACTGGTGGGCCGTGTGCACGATCGTCTTCGGCTCGCCGTCGGGCTTCGGCCACAGGTACAGGTGCGCCATCGTGGCCGGCGACAGCACGTCACCCTTGCCGTTCTGGCGGGCTACGAGCTCGCCGTGCTCGGTGCACACCCACCGCCCGAACGCGTCGATCGAGAAGATCGAATCGAGCGACAGCTCCTGCCATGGATCGCTCTTCTTGCCCGCGAGGTACCAGAGGTCGAGAGCTTCGTCGCCGAGCGAGCCCGCACGCTGCGGGAGCCTATGAATTCGCGGCCGCTGCGAGCCTACGAGCTCGGACTTCGGCGAGCTGGTCTGCAAGCGTGACCCCCTTCACCTGCCCATTGCCCTGCAACTCCGCGATCTCGCGGATGATCTCGCGCTGCTCCCGCTGCTGCAGGTACGCACGCGCCGGATCGGACTTCATCAGCGCCTTCACGAGCGCCCGAGAGTCCTCGAGCATCTCCTTCAGCACCTCGACCCGCGAAACGTGCCCCTCGGACGTCGTAGGAGTCGGCGTAGGGGCCTCCGGGGGCCCGTCATCGCCCGCCGGAGGCTTCTTCGACGCCGCGCGAGCCGCCCGGGACTCCGTCGACGTCGATCGAGCCCCATCGTGGGCCTTCTGTGCCGCTCGACAGGCCGCATCCACCGGCTCGTGGTGCTTCAGATGGCGCCGATACGCCCCGTACGTGCCGCAGGCAGCTCTGGGAGGGGGCATCCGGGGCACCTCCATCGCGCGTCATCGGGCATCGAGCGTCACGCGCGTTCGTGAGCGGGGAGAAACACGCCAGGACCGCGCGGGAGGTGGGCAGCGATAGAGAGTTACTGGATTTTCTCTCAGGCCTCGGGCGGCTGGCGTCGAGCCATCATGTCTGCTCGGCGTGCGTCTGCAACGTAGACGTCGTCGAGAACGAATCGGGCGATGGTGAGAGCGTCGTCGGCGTCTTCCTGTGTCGGGACGTCATCAATGTCCCCATGAGCCATGTCGTTGCCGAGAATACGGAGCGCGTGGGCCATGTCTTTCGTGCCACGCCTAACGTGACCCTCGTCGTGCAGCTTGTTGATCTTCTGGACGAGCGACCCCGACTCGATGCCTCGGTCCTTCGCGGTGGCTTCGATAGCACTTCGTACCAGCAGGAGGACACCTCGGTAGGCGCCGATGCTGAAAGCGTCGTGTGCCTCCTTGAAGTACCCGGCGACACCGTCTGGGATGAACGAAGTCTCGACAGGACGCATGGCGGGCGGTGACCAGGACGCGATCGTCATGGCTTCCCCCTCTCGCACAGCCGCTGTGACGTCGAGGATCGTTCCCCCGGCGATTCCATTGGGTCGATGCGCCGAGCTCTGGCCAATGGCCACGTTGAAGCGCTGGCACGCGTCGCACGTCGCGGCGATCTCAACCCGCATGGGTTGATCCTTCCCGTAGTTACCGTCAGTGATTGCGCGCCCGCTTCGAGCAGTGAAGTGAGTCTGATTGCCGCAGAAGGCGCACGTTCCGGAGAGCATGTGCACATCCTGGCAGGACAGCTTGTCCCCGGTCTACGTGGTCCTGGAGGTCGCAACCGTTGGGAGTGCGTGCGGCATGAGCTGGTCGCGCTGCTCGTCGGTGAGTGCGGCTGAGACGACGATCTCGTCTGCGGTGATGCCGCGTGCGGCGTCGAGTGAGCGTGGGGTGACCACAGCGGCGGGGGTGAAGCCTCTCTGCCTGGCCTCGTCCAGGCCTTCCTGCTTGGTGCGTGCGAGGAGGACGATGCGCCAGTCGGGGGCGGGTGCGGCGTCGGTGTGCTCGGGCTCCTGGTCGGTCGTCTCTGCCTGGGTGGTGTTGGGGTCTCCGTGTGCGATGACGACGTCGACGTGCTTGCTGCTGGTCACGGGCGCTCCCTGTGGTCTCGGGCGGTAGTGGCCGCTGATGATGGTGAGGGCGATCTCTCCGCAGTCGGCCTGGTTCTCGTAGCCCTGGCCGCCGTCGGTGGCGAGGATGTGGTGGTTGTCGGCGACGAGGCGCCATGCCCATCGGTCGTCGGCTCGCTGGTAGATGTCGAGGTGCGGCATCGGGATCCTCTCGGTCTATGTGGCGGCCCAGATCTCGGCGGGGGCGTGGTTGCCCTTCCGGCTGTTGCAGGTCAGGTGCATCGGCACGAGGACCTGGCCGACGAGGCGACCGCCGTTGTCGAGCGCTTCGGGGTGGTCGGCTGTGAAGGACAGGCGGTGTGTCGACGGGAGGGTGGTGTCGATCGGCTGACCGCATCCCTCGCCGGTGGGTGAGCCGTACCCGCAGGGTAGGTTCTCGTGCGCGGTGCGGCGCTTCAGGGCGGCTTGTTGGCGGCGGTAGGCGCGGTGGCCTTTGCCGTCACGGATACTGCTGCTGGCCATCGCTTGCTCGCTATGCTTCGGCCATGGAATGGCTACCGGTCGGGATCTCGCTGGCAGCGCTCGTCTTCACCGGAATCGCCGCGACGTCGGCCTGGGTGCAGGCCCGGATCGCGGTTCGTGCTCGCGCGGACGCTGAGGCTCATGCTGGTGAGGCTCGTAGCCAAGCTGCACGCGCACTCGCAGCCTCGGAGGCGTCAGCTGTCGCTGCAGATCGGACTGCAAGTGCTCTTGAGACCGCGAACCTCGAAGCCAGCAAGCGATTTCAAACCCTAATAGAGCAGGCGACGGATGATCTGCTCCAAGCTCTCTCGGGCTTTATGAGTGTCGAGCTATCGTCTTCCCCGATTGGCCCGGCGCTCGAACGGTTGCGCAACTCCATGCTCATGGTTGTGGAGCGCCTCGAGGAGCCCGACGTTGTCGCAGCCTGGTTTGACGCGGAGCGGGCCTACGCGCTAGGTATCGGTTGGGAGTGTCAGCGAAGAGTGGACCTGATTAAGAACCTTGATCAGACCACAGTGCAGGAGCTAGTCGATGCACAGGCACCGCTCCACATGTGGGCGCGAGATCTCCTCGGTAACGTCCGCCTGTGGAGGGTGGGCAAGGTGACTGACTCACAGCTGCGAGAGCAGACGGCCTCATTGAGTGCAGTCACCAAACCCGCTTCCGAGTGGGAGTAAGTTTGTCGCTCCGGCCGCCGTGCCGAGGGTCAGGCGAGCTGGGCGGGGGCACGCCAGGACGGGCGAGTGGATAGGATCCGGGCATGACGAACGCGACTGGCTCCACACCTCGTCCTGCCGTTCCCACAGCGCTCAAACGACAGCTCTACGAGGAGGCCGGGTACCGGTGTGCTGTTCCGACATGCAAGGGCACCTCGGCGCTGGAGATGGCGCACATTGAGCCATGGTCGGTCGTGCAAGCACATAGCTTCGAGAACATGATCGTTCTGTGCGCGGTCGATCACACTCGGTTCGATCGGGGCGAGATTCCGATCCAGTCGATTCGCGTGTACAAGTCCAACCTCGGCGTGATCAACAGTCGATATGGAGAGTTCGAGCGAAGAATGCTCGAGTACTTCGGCACCTCAGGCGCGGACTACATCGACATTCCCAACGGGCGCCCGCTCGACTTGTTCTATTTGCTTCGTGACGGTCACTTGGTGGAAGAGCGGAGCCGAGGCGGCGTGTTCATGGGTAATGCCCCTATCGCTCAGAACGTGCGATACCAGCTCACGGCGAGCGGACAGCAGCTCGTTCGAGATTTCATGTCGGCGACGACGATCCTCTGAGTGGGGCCGGCCACGCAGGATGCGCTCCCGTGCGTGGCCGGCCGTTGACGAGTTCGCGCCCCACGCGCCAGGTTGTCAGCCCTGTATCGCCACCGCAGAGAGTCGGTGGCGGGTTCTGGATGCACGACACCCGCCGCGAGCGGGGCTCTGGGCGGCGGGTGCAGAAGTGCGTACTTTGCAGTAAATGTGTGTGATGTGGTGCGTGTCAAACCGTCTTCGCAGAATTTTCTTGCGTGGGGGTGAATCTGCCGCGCTGATCGTGGCGCCGAGCGTGTTCCTTCGCGGCGGTGAGCCGGCCTCGCAGCATGCGGAGGAGGTCGTCGTGGGCGATGTAGCGGCGGCCTCCGATCGTGGTGAAGGGCATGCCGTGGCGCATCCAGTGATAGATCGTCCAGCGCGAGCGATGCACCCGGCGCGACGCGTTCCGGATGTCGTAGAGCTCGCGGTCATCCATCATTTCCGTCTGCGAGATGCGGGCTCTGCCGAGAACGCGGCCACGATCTTGGCGTTCAAGTCCACGCTGCTTTTCAACATCGCCTCGTATTGGATTCCCTGCGCGCGAAGGTTGTCTCGATGAGGGATTTTTTCCCACGTCGCTTCGGCGAAGCCGGCGGCATGCTTTCCGATTTCACCCAAGCGGATGAGGTGCTCGGGCTCGGTCCCGGTGCTCAGCTCTCGTAGATATCCGAAGGCGAGGGAGCCAGTTCCATCTGGGCTCATTCCCGCCATCATGGCTGCCCCTCGGAGCGAACGTTCGAGGTCGTCGCCCTCGTGGAGCAGCTCGTGCGAAATCCTCTGCAGATCCTGAACCAATGAAAATCGCTCGTCGGGCACCGTCTCGGCCCATTCGCCAAACGGCACCTGATCAAAAGGCTTCATCACGGTTCTGAGCGCTTCGCCCGACGTCCTGAAGGAGTCTCTCGTCACACCGCGATGGTGCGTGCGAAGCGCTCCTAGAAGTGCTGGTTTCAGCACATCCCAGCGGATTGAGATCTGCTTTCGCTCCACTCGCCTCTCCCCAGCGACCTGCACTTTCCAGAGGGCGAAGCCGATCGCAAGGCCTGTGACAATTGCCACGATCAACTCCGGGACAAACATGGACCAGTCGGGCGGGAAAGCTTCACCGGAGCGCAGGATCATGCTGAGATTTTGGCAGAGATCCAGCATTATTCCGTCCAGTCGACGTACTTCTCGGTCTCGGTCTGGTCTGCGGTCCACCCGCAGTGTGTGCAGCGCACCTCGGCGCCGGCCGCGAGGAACACGGCGCGCACCTCGAGCTCCTCGCAGACCGGGCAGAGGCGCGGCTTCGCCTGGCGGAGCTTCCGCGGCGCTTCGGGGTAGCGGCCGTAGAGGGTGCTCACGTAGTCGGCGAGGTCGTCGTGCCAGGCGCGTAGCAGGTCCGGGCGCAGCAGGGTGACGATGCGGAGCTCGCGCTTCTCGTGCCACTGGACGAGGTTCTCGACGGCGGCGTGGGCGGCGCGCTGCTCGAGCGCGAACGGGGGCAGTCCGGCCGCGCCCGCCTCCTCACCGCGGTACGGGAGGGCCGCGTACGGGGGCAACGAGTCGATGTCGGCCGCGAGCTTGATCATGGTGTTGACCAGCATCGAGAACAGGTCGTCGGCGTCCTCCACGGCCTGCTCGCGGATCGGGAGACGCCGGTCAGGGGTGCCTGAGACGCGCGGGCCCCTGGCCGACTCGATCGACGGTGCGACGAGCGAGCGGATGTGGGAGATCAGCTGCGGGGTCTGGCGCAGCTGGTGGCGGATGCGCCCGTAGCAGGGGCCGCAGAGGTGCCCGTACCGTGCCGGCACAGGGACGAGCTCGCAGGCCTCGTCGTCGGCGGTTGTCGAGGTGAACGGGTGGATGGCGCACAGCTCGAGGCAGTCCCCGTCGTGGCTGGCGCCGAGGTGGCACCCGAAGAGGCCCGAGCGACGGCACGACGGCGGCGCGACGATCGCGGCCACTGTGACCCTGATCTGCTCCTGCTCCTGCTCGTCGACGTCTCCGGGCGCGCCGGGCACGAGGGCCCCGGATGCGATCTCGGCCGCGAGGATCTCAGCGGTGTCTTCGGGCATCCCGTCGCGGATGAACTGCGCGACGTAGTCCTGCTGGGTGATGGTCATTCGATCTCCTTCCGGGCGGGCACAGGGACCGCTGTCTCCGCCATGGCCTCGATGACGCCGGCGTTCACGATGCATCGCCCAGGGCACTCGCTGTTGTTGCAGATGAGCACCAGCCAGGCCCTCCACGCGTGCTTGGTCTTGCGGGCGAGACTGTCCCTCGTCACAGTGACGGGCGCGCCCTTCCAGCCCGGGAGCAGCACCCACAGGTGATAGTCGACGTCAGGGTTGTGATCGACCTCCATCTTCGCGATGACGGGCATGGCTACCGCTCCCCCATCACTTCGATGGCGCCGAGCTCACGCTCGCGATACACCTCGTAGAGGGTCGCGCCGTCAGGGCGGGCGATCGCGTATGGCAGCATCACCTGATCGAGCGAAGCGATCTCGGCCTCGACGAGGGCGAGCTGGGCCTCGACCCAGTCCTTCACCACGCGCCAGCCGACAGCGGATGCGTGGTCGAGGGTCTTCATGTAGGGCCGCTGCTTCTCCTTCGGGACCTTCGCGAGAAGGCGCTGCACCCCGGCGGTCTTCACATCGAGCATGAATTGGCGGTCGCCGTGCGGGGTGCGCAGCGAGAAGCCGAGTCCGTCTGGGCGGCCATCCTCGTCGTAGCGCGTGACCACCGTCGCGACGCCGTTGCGCGCGAGGATCTTCGAGATCTCGCCCACGGTCACATCGACCGAGACGCGAGTTGTGTAGTTCAGGGTCGGCATCAGCGCTTCCTTCCTTCGACCCGCAGACCGCGGGCCCTCATCTGCTGGTCGAACTCGTCGGCCCGGCGGGCGGCGAGGCAGTCGGAGCAAGTCACTGCCGGCCACGCGGCCGCGGTGGTGGCGCGTCGGCCGCAGTACGCCTTGCCGGTCGCTCCTCGTGCGTGCACGTCGCTGCTGCCCGTGTTGCTGGTCGTGGGCGTCGTGCGGGCATCCCGCTCGCGCTTGATCGGTCCTTCGCTCATGGCTCTCTCCTTCAATCCGGGATGGGCAGTTCGGTCTGCCCGTGGTTGCGCCACGACGAGACGCGTGCATAGGCGCCCTCCCACCAGAGGTGCGCGTACCCCTGGCGGCCCTGGCGGTGCTTCGCGGCGTGCATCCGCAGTCGGTTGTCGGGGTGGCCGTCTTCGCTCTGGCCGCGCTGCAGCAGGATCACGAGGTCGGCGTCCTGCTCGATGTTCCCCGACTCGCGGAGGTCTTCGAGGGTGGGTGGCTTCCGCACCTTCCCCTGCATCTGTGGGGCTCGCTTCAGCTGCGATAGGGCGATCACGGGGCAGTCGAACTGCTTCGCCATGATCTTCAGTTGCCGCGAGACCTCGGAGACGATCTTGTAGCGCTCGTCGTCGCCGGCGCCCGACACGAGCTGCAGGTAGTCGACGACAATCGCGCCGAGCTTCCCCTTCCTTGACACCGAGCGGGCGTGAGCACGGATCTGGGTGATCGTGACCTCCGACCGATCGTCGACGAACAGGGGCAGGGCGTCGAGGGTGGGGCGGATCTCCGCGACCCGCTCCCACTCCTCGGTGGACAGGAACGACCGCTCGAGCGAGCCCATGTGCACGTTGGCCTGCGAGGACATCAGGCGGCGCAGGAGCTCGCCGCGGGTCATCTCGAGCGACGAGTACGCCACCGGGCCGCGGCTGCAGCAGGCGAGCGCGAGCTGCGCGGCCACCATGGTCTTGCCCTCGCCAGGGCGGGCGCCGATGACGACGAGGCGGCCCGGGCGGAGGCCGACGATGATCTTGTTGATCTCCGGCCAGGGCGTCTCGATGACGTCCGGGGTGGTGGAGAGCTCGTCGACGACCTCGTTGAACGCGGCACCGATCCGCACCGTCTCCGACTTTTCTGCCCCGATGACGCCGTCGACCTCGGCGCGGGCCTGCTCGACGAGCGCGTCGGCCTCCCCTGTCTCGGAGTAGCCGGCCTCGAGGATGCGCTCGCCCGCGACGAGCATGCGGCGGCGGATCGCCTTGTCGTGCACGATGTGGGCGTAGTAGGCCGCGTTCGCCGCGGTGGGCGTCGCGGTGACGACCTCGTGCGGGTAGGTGACGCCGACCTTCGACAGCTCGCCGCGGCGCGCGAGCGCGTCCGACACCGTGATGGGGTCGATCGGCTCGTCGGAGGCCGAGAGCGACATGATGGCTTCGAAGACGATCTCGTTGCGCGGCTGGTAGAAGTCGCGCGCCTCCACGACGTCGAGGACGTCCCACACCGCTGTCGGCGAGAGCATCATGGCGCCGAGCACGGACTGCTCAGCGACGTCGTCGTGCGGCCGCTCACGGTCAGACATCGAGGGCCTCCTTCTCGCGGGCGCGCCGCTCGAGCGCGACGATGTACGACGGATCGGAGTCGACCCGCTCGAGGTACTCCGACGCGGTGATCCCCAGCCGGTCTGCTTCCTGCTCGAGCGCGGCGTCGACGGGCACCTCGCGGCCCGACAGGGTCTCGGCGAGTGCGACGATGTCGGCGGGCATGATCGACCGCGTGGACGCGGCGTAGTGGGCGCGCACGGCAGCTATGGCTTCCTCGTAGGCGAGGTGCCCGATCGTCTCCGACCACACCTCCACCCAGAGCTCGTCCGGCGCCGAGCGGCGCTCAGCCGATTGCACGTAGATCAGCACCTTGGCCACTTCCGACTTCAGCACGGCTCGCCTCCTCTCTCTGCAGTCGCTCGACCAGCGACAGCGATGCCTGCTGCCGCTCCGACCCGCCGCGGACGGGCTCGGGCTCGTCATCCCAGCGGCCCTGGTTCAGCCACGTCAGCGGATGCGGAATGAACTTCTTCTCCGGCAAGTTCGGGTCGCCCGCGTATCGGCCGGCCGCCGCGAGCACCCCGCGCAGATCCGTTCCCGTCTTCGCGAGCTGCTTCCACTTCGCGTGCGCCGCGGCCTTCCCGACCTTCCTCGGATACACCGCCCAGAACGCATCGAATTCGACCGTCTCAGCGACTACTTCGACCGCCGCGTTAACTGGTGGTTCTATCTGGTTGTTCTTACTGGTGATTACCCCTCCACTGTGAGCGGTGAGATCGAGCGCAGATGAGCGGTGAGGTGCCTCCTGTTGAGCGGTGAGAATGTCACCGCTCAATTTGCGAGGTGACCTTCCGACGTGCAGCTTGAACCGGTCCGAGGTCCGGTAGCCGTCCTCCCGTCTCCGCTGCGTGCGCGAGATCAGCCCGTGCTCCTCGAGCGTCGCGAGCGCCCGACGCACCGTGGCCACCGAGGCCCCGATCATCGTGGCGAGGCGCTCCTGGCCCGGGAAGCACGAGAACGTCTCGTCTGCCATGTCAGAGAGCGCCACGAGCACGAACTTCTGCGTCGTCGGCAAGTCCAACTCCCACGCCCAATGCGTTGCCTGGTAAGCCATCAGTCCACTTCCTCTTCATCGAAATCTCCGCGCTTCACTCGCGCGATCAGCCCGTCATAGATGGCCCCGGGCACGGGCCCCTCCGTCTGCGCACGAGCACCCAGCCAGGCGAGCAGCGCACCCTTGTCGACGCTCACCACGACGGCACCGGTTCCTCTCGCAGCTCGGCCGCCCACGCCGCCCACTCCTCGCCGTAGACCTCAGCCATGAACGCGGGCACCTTCGCCGGCGACAGCTCGTACCGCTCCCCCGTCACCGTGAGCCGCCACCACGACAGCTCGGGCACGTAGTACACCGGGACGAGCTCAGGCTGCTTCACCCACGAGCGCACCTTCCACCCGGAGAACAGCGCCCGCGTCTGCAGCTCGTGCTCGTAGGCCGGGTTGCACGTCGAGCACGACGCCAGCCCGTCCGCGACGTCGACGGGCAGCTTCGTTCCTCCCATGCCGGCGCGGCGGCGGTGCTGGAACTCGAGCGCGTCCCGGCGGCCGCAGGAGATGCAGCGGAAGAGATCACGGCCGTACACGCTGAGACGCACAGGAGTCGTCGGCGCGGTCATGCTGCTGCCCGCTTCGTGTAGGCCGCCCGTCGCCGAGCGCGCTTGGCCACGAGAGCCTCGTGCATCGCCACGGGGTGCGACTCGCCCCAATGGCTGACGTGACGAGGCTCAGCGTGCTCGGCCATGAGATCGGTGAGCTCGTCGGGGGTGAGAGGTTCGCGGGAGAGCGCGTCGTCTTCGCTCCATCGCTCGGCGAAAATCCACCAACCGCAGGAGCAATGCGCCCCTTCATCGCGCGTGAGGCCGATCTTGGAAGGCCGGCGCTCAGCGACCGGGCTGCAGCAGACGAGGCGGCAGGCGTCGATTTTCGCGCAATCGTCACACACCGTGTACATGGCGCCGCCGCCCGCTCCACCTTGATTGAACGCGCACTTGATGCCGCAGTCACGGCAGCGATCGGTGGGATCGATCAGCGTCTCGAGCGACAACCGAGTGGGCTTCAGAATCGGCACCCACTCGGGGTCGATATCGAAGTCGAACGCGAGCTGAGTCATGCTGCCTCCCCGAAGTGGGGGTGCGTCGCCTGGACATGCGTCGATACCATGAGCCCATGTCCGACGAAGCGAATGCCCTCGACAGCATCATCACTCCGCGCGGAGCCGTCCACACCGAGGATCTGATCGAGAATCTGAAGGTGGCACTCGAGACCCAGGACCCGACCACGATCGCGAGAGTCTTCGCCGTCTTCGTGTCCGGCTACATGGATCTTGAGGCGGAGATCCTTCGACTCAAGGGCGATCCGGACGTCTTCACCGAGTGGCAGGATCGCATCGACGCCGCGAGGGACAACATCGACTGATTGTGGTCGCCTGCTCATGCCGCAACCACTGACGCGGGGATCCGGATGACGACGACGAGGCCGCCGCTTGGCATCATGGTCACGGAGCACTCCACCGCCGGGTCGGAGGTGAGCGCGGAGAGCAAGACCTCGGCCGGCATCTCGGCGACCGGAGGCTGCGCGTCGGGCTCTGACTCCTTTGCCGGGGCGACCTCCGCAGCCTCGACCTCGGGCTTAGCGACGATCTCCTCGACCTTGTCTGCGAACGTTGCCGGGCGCGGGGCGGGCCTCTCGGCTTTCGCGGAGATCGCAGCGCGACGGTCGCGCTGATACTCCATGGCCGCGAGTCGGCACGACTTGCCACCTCCGAGGAACGAGGGGCACTGGTGGTCGACGCGGCAGCCCTTCTGGTAGCCCCCCTTCGTGCCGTGGAAGACGGCCGGGCCGCGCTTGCCGCGCGGGAACGCCAGAGCGGTCGAGCCTGCGGGCTGCTCGGGCGCGGGCTCGGCGATGGTGTCCGCTACGGTCACGACCGGCTCGGCCCACACCCGCTCCTCCGCGTTCGGCGAGGCCTTCGTGGTCTTCTTCTTCGGCACAGCATCCGGGAACTCAGGCGGCGGGGTCTCGCCGTTGTCGATCGCGCGGCGGTAGGCGTAGTCGCGGGCGTACCGCATCGCCGCGTCGCGGCAGATCGTCGCACCCTCCTCGAACTTGTTCGGGCAGGCGCCCCCGCGGCATCCGCGCTCGAAGCCTTCCTTCGTGCCGTGAGGGAAGCCGTCTTCGTAGAGGTCTGCGAAGCTCACCGGGTCACCTCCCTCTGCGCGAGTTCCTGCTCGAGGCGCACCGCGAGGCTGCGGGCCCGGTCGCGTTCGGCGATCGCCTCAGAGATCGTGACCTCGGCCCATGTGACGTCCTGCGCGAGGACACCGGCACGGATCTCGCCGAGCATCTCCATCACCTCGTCGTTGCGCCACACGAGCGCGTGCACCCTCTCGGGGTCGAGGTTGTCGATCGTCTTGTCGATGTAGGCGACCACGTCCGTGATCCCCTTGAGTTGTGCCGTCATCAGGCACCTCCGTCGTGTCCGTGCGCGTGAGCGAGGTTCCCCGCTCGCGCGTCTGCTCTGTCAGTTCGTGCGTCGTCCTGCGCCGACTGGATCGTCGACAGGAAATTGCGCATGGCCCGCTCCCGCTGCTCGGCCATGAGGTAGGTGAGCTTCAGCTCGTAGGCCCGGTCGTCGGCGCGGGCGATCTGCTCGGCCTCGGCGCGGGTGATCTTCTCGCCCTCCGCGCGGAGCTTCACCGTCTTGCGGTCCACGTAGGCCTCGTAGTCGGTCTTCGCCCTCGCGAACACCCGCCCGGCCTCCTCGAGCTCCCACGCGAAGTCGAAACGGAGAGCGGTCAACCGCTGCCCCTTCGTCGCGGCCGGCCCGAGCCGGTGCAGCGTGTTGATGAGCTTCGCGTGCAGCGGCACCTCGAGGTCGGGCTCGTCGAGTCCGATGCCTCGCAGCACCTCGCGAAGCGCTGGTGGGATCTCCTGGCCGCTCATGCTCAGAACGGTTCTTCGCCGGAGGGCGCGGGAGCGTCACCGGTGGGGATCTCGGCGACCGCCCAGTCCGCCGCCGGCTCACCGGCAGGCTGCGCCGGGGGCTCGTCGGTGGGGGCCTCGGCGGGCAGGGTGGGCTTCACGAGGTTGATGAGCTGCCCCACGGTCACCACGGCGTCAGCGGGCGGCACCGGCATCTGCAGCCGCTCGACGACCGCGTTCAAGGTGCCGCGGTGCTGCGGGTTCAATGCGAAGCCCAGCTGGCCTTCCTGCTCGGCCGCGGCGTGCACGGCGCGGAGGTCGGAGACGATCTGCGCCGAACCGATCTCGGCCGCCCAGTCCTTCTCCGCGACAGGCACGGGAGCGGGCGCCGGGGTGGGCTCGGGGGCTCGCCGTGCACGCTGCTGGCGGACAGGGGCAGCAGGAGCCGACTGGGCGTCGTCGTCATCGCCACCGGGTGCGACACCGGTCACGGCGCAGAGCGCGTAGCGGCGGGCGTAGGTGATGGCCGAGCCGAGCTCCTGCGGCGGTGTGTTCGGCGACGGCAGCGGGTAGACGCCCTCGATCTGCTCGCCGGACTCGTGGGAGAGCGAGTAGTGCAGGACGAAGTGATCGCCCATCAGCGTCGGCTGCGACGACCACGCGAGCCCGTTCTTGCCCAGCAAGGGCAGCACGAGCGGAGTGATCACCGCGAGGTCCGCGTAGGAGTACTGATAGTCGGCGCCGCTCTTGGTCTTCACCTTCGCCGTGGCGCCCTTCACCACCGTGGGGATTTCGGTCTGGAATGCGGCCAGTGCGGCCGCGAGGTTCTCGTGCTTCTTCGTGTCAGCCATCGGCCGGCTCCTTCACCTTCACCGCGGTCACGCGCAGCGACGCCTTGCGCGTCGTCGTCACCGTGGCCGTCGTCTTGAACTGCTCGCAGTGGTCGCTCCACCGCTGGTTGATCTCGTTCATCTGCTCGAACAGGGCAGCGTCGGCCGCGCGGGCCGCGTCGTAGTCGATCGACTCGACGTCGGACTCGACCGTCGACGCGGGCGTGAACGTCACCCGCGCGGTCTGCCCGGTCTGGGACTTCGCCTTGGCGAGGATGCCCGCCCACGCGTTCTTCTTCGCCTCGGTCGCGGCCGTCTCCTCGCCGAGGAACCGCAGGTAGTTCACGGCCAGGGTGTCGAGCTCGTCGTCGATCTCCGGAGCCTCGTACGGCCCCGCGGCCGCCTTGTCGAGGTCGGCCAGGAACCGGTCGGCGACGCGCTCGAGCTTCGCCACGAGCTTCTCGTCGTACTCCACCCACCCGAAGCGCAGCTCTCCCGCCTCGAACGTGTTCGGCGCGACCTCGAGGCGCTCCTCCCAGGCGTAGAGGGAGCGGCGGGCGCCGGTCACGCGCATCACCCAGAGCTGCTGGATCTGGTAGCCCTTGTCGGCGTAGGCGGTGGTGCCGATCGAGACGTCGTGGCCGGCGGTCTTGATCTCGGCCACGATGAGCTCGTCGTCGAAGTTCGCGCCGACACCGTCCGGTGAGGCCAGGTAGCGCGGGTTGTCGGTGGCGCGGAAGACGCGCGTCTCGGGGCGGAGCCCGTACCGCTCCTGGATGATCGCGGCGATGATGGGCTCGCGGTGCTTGCCCCACCCGATCACGGGCACGTAGGACAGATCGCCGATCTCCGGGATGCGGCCGAGCTTCCGGTCGATGAGCTCGCGGGCGCTGATCTTCTTCAGGTAGAGATCGCGGATCTCCGTGGCGGTCACGCCCTGGCGGCGCTCGGCGAGCCACGCGTCCCGGTCCTGGTCGGATGCGCCGGCGCGCTCCTCGAGGACGTCGAGTGCGGTCAGAGTCGAGGTCGTCACTCGCTCTCCTCCTCGACGTCGAAGTCGAGCGTGTCCTTGCCCGTGCGCCGCTGGTACTCCGCGATCTGCACGGCCTTCGCCGCCTTCAGCTGCCCCTCGTCCCACACCGGCTCGATGTGGTCGATCGCGATCACCGGGTACTGCACGCCGGCGCCGCGCTTGGAGATCACGTCGTCCAGGCGGAACGTCACCACCGCGGTGAACTGCGTGCCCACCTCCTCGTCGACGAGCTTCTCCTCGATGCCGAAGAAGCCGTTGTGGCGCTCCTTCGGGACTCCTCGGGCGAACGACGTCGGCTTGATCTCGAAGTCGTCGTAGTCGATCTCGGTCATTGCTCTCTCTTCTCTGTCGTGTGTTTCTCCATGCGGCCCACCCGCACGCGCACTCCTGGCACGTCGGCGTAGACCTTGGTCGCCGCGAGGTCCACGACCTGCGCGTCGTCCTTGTAGACCCCGCCCGTCTTCAGCGAGTCGAGGACCGAGCGGGCGAGCTTGTCGATGTCCGGCCGCACCGAGGGCCACGGCCGCTTCTCGGCCTTCACCGAGGCCGGCCGGACGAACCGGAACTCGAGCCGCACCACGAGGGCGCCCTCGGCGGCCTCGCGGAAGACCATCTCGTTCGCGGCCGTCGCGGAGACGAGCGCCCGCCACGGCTTCAGCATCTTGGGGTTCTTGTCGACGACGACCGCGCGGCCACCGGCCACGAACCCGGTCTTGGAGCCCTGGGGCTGAGGCACACCCTCGACCCAGAACGTGACGAGCTCGGTGATCATGAGCGCGCCCCCAGAGGGATCCACTCGACCTGCAACCTCGGTGCCTTCGTCGTCGCTCCGCACGGTCGGCAGCGGATGGACCACCCGGCCTCGAGGAAGCGCTGCGCCACCGCCTTGCACTTCGTGCAGTACAGGAACGCGAAACCGCAGGCGGTGCAGCGGCACACCCACTCGGCGGTCCTCCCGCACACCTGCCCGTCGGCCGTCGGCTTGCACTCGCATCGAAACTCCGGGGTGAAGTCCAAGTGCTCGAGGATCTCGACGTCGCCCGACGTCTCCACCTCGGTCACCGCCGCTCCCCCGTCCGCGCGTCGACCGCAAACCAGATGATCGCCGAAGCGAGCACGAGCACGGCGAAGATGATCCAGACGCCGTTCTCGAACACCGCCGCGGTGAAGACCACGAGCACGACGGAGGCGACGAACACGCCGGCCGCGATGTCGCCGATCACGATGCACCTCGCATCGCCCGGACGAGGCGGGCGGTGAGCCGGGGCCCGGCGAGGCGGCGCCACCAGGGCAGCCGCGCGAACGTCTGCCGGCGCATCAGACCGTCACCCCGGTGCGGTCTTTCACGAGCGTCCGCAGCGTCTCGATCTGCTCGGTCGTGCCGAGCGACCACACGACGGCCCGGACGAGGCCGGGGAAGGCCTGGGCGACGAGCGCCCGGTTGAGGAGGTCGGCGTGCATGATCGCGCGGATGAGGTGGGTGGTGAACGATCCGGGTTCGAGGCCCAGGTTCCAGTCGCCGCCCGCGACCCAGAGCGCGTGCTGCGCATTCTGGGTGGTGATCTCGGCGAGCTCCTGGCGGTGCAGCTCTTCGTGCTCCTCAACGCGGGCATCGAAGCCCTCGAGGTCGCCGGCGGGGGCGACCATGTAGACGCGGTGCTCGTGGCACTCGAAGGTGGCCATGGTGATCTCTTCTCTCTGAAGTGGGGGCCGCGCCCACGGGTGGGGGGATGTGGGCGCGGCGGTCTGTGGGGGTTGGGCGGAGGCCGTGCATCTCGTGGTGCTCCCGGGTGGTCCCGGTCCGACGGTCACTCCGCCCGGTCTGTGGGGTGGCGGGCTACGCCGTTCGCTGACGCCCGATCGGGGTCACGTTCGAGGACTCGCGGTGCGGACACGGCACCCCGTCGAGGTACGCGTCGATGCACTCCTCGCGCGCCGACCAGCGACCGCCCTTCACCGGCTGGCTGCCGTGCAGCTCTCCGGATTCGAGAAGCCGACGGATCGTGCCCGGGTGACGGCGTGCGTACTCGGCGATCTCGTCGACCTGCAGCCGGGCGCTCATGCCGCGACCCTCTCGCTGCGGACCGCGCTGTCGGGGACGACCTCGAACGCTTCGCCGAGGCCGAGGCCGAAGGATGCGCAGAGGCCGGCCATGAATGCGCCGGACGGCTGGGCGCCGTTGTCGACGCGTCGGAGGGTCGAACGGTCCACGCCGATCATCCGGGCCTGAGCGTCTTCCGATGCGATCTTGCGGGTCTCGCGGAGTCGAGCGAGAAGGCCTGGCTTGATGCGAAGAACTGCCACGTTCACGCCTCCTTGTGTGTCGTTATTGCCTCAGGGTGAAGCAACAATAACTCACGGTGGACGAGATGTGAATCGGTTCTGATTCAGTTGGCGTAGAAATACTTCGTGAACTGCCGAGATAATGCGGGTGTCAGACTTGACGTTGTGGCAAAAGTGCTACAAAGTGAAGTCCGTGAACGAAACCACCACCGACTACTGGCTCACTCTTACCGGCGAGAAGAGCGTCCGAGCGATAGCGAAGACCACCGGCCTCGACCAGTCGACGCTGAACCGTCAGCTCACCGGCATCTCCGACCTGCGAGTCCAGACCGTCGTCGCCATCTGCCGGACTTACGGCGTCGAGATGGCACCCGTCTTCGTGAAGGCCGGCTTCCTTACCGAGGAAGAGGCGCGCGAGTTCAGCGCCGCGAAGCAGCTGAAGGCGTACAGCGACATCGAGCTCTCCACCGAGATGCTCCGCCGCGTCACCGAGGGGTCTGCAACGAAGGACATCGAGGAGCCCGCAGACCCCGAGCTCGTCGAGAAGGTCATCCGCGAAGCGGAGGCCGCCAAATCGACGGGTGTCAGTGGTAGCCGTGAAGATCTCAGCAAGCTCGACGAGCAGGAGCTCGGGGCCCGGTACGACCTCGCTGCCGGCACCGATGAGAGCGCAGACAGGATCGACCCGGAGACCCAATGACCAGCAGCGGAGCGTACGACCCGTTCGAGCACGCCGATCGCCTCGGCATCGACATCGTCTACGGCCGTCTCCGCAGCACGCATGGCCTCTGGATACCGGAGCAGCGCACCATCATCCTCAAGACGGGCATGCGCGCGCTCCACGAGCGCAGCATCCTCGCGCACGAACTCGGCCACGTCTGCCTCGGCCACCGTGAATCGAACTCCCGCAACGAGTTCCTCGCTGACCGGTGGGCCGCACGGAAGCTCATCGCTCCGTCGCAGCTCGCCGACATCGCCCGCGTCCACCACGACAAGGGTCAGTGGTGCCTCGAACTCGAGGTCACCCCACACATGCTCGAGACCTATCTCGCACTCCCCCAACACGCATAGGAGAACTCATGGCCTGGGCCGAGAAGCTACCCTCCGGAAAGTACCGCGGCCAGTATCGACTCCTCGACGGATCGAAGCGCTCCACCGCGGACCAGTACACCCGGAAAGCCGACGCTGTCCGCGAGGCCGGCCAGCTCGAGGCTGAGGCTCGCAAGCCGGGCTGGCGCGACCCGAAGCTCGGCGCCATGACCTGGGGGCGGTGGCGGACCGAGTGGGAGCGCGCGAGGGTGATCGAGCTCTCCACGAACTCCTCGGAAAAGAGCATGATCAGCAAGTGGATCGTTCCGCAGTGGGAGAACGTGCCCCTCGCCGACATTCGCCGGCACGACGTGCAGGTGTGGGCGAACGAGATGATCGCGCGGAACATCGCCGTCGACTCTGAGGGGATGCCGAACGATGACGACCCCCGCTACCCGAAGTCGTCGACCGTGCGGCGGGTGCTGAACGTGTTCGTCTCCTCGATGTCGGCTGCGGTCGACGCCGAGCTCATCGACGCGAACCCCGCCCTGCGGATCAAGCTGCCGCCCATGCCCGAGAGCAGGAAGGTCTACTTCACGCCGGCGCAGTACGACGCGATCCTCGAGCACGTGGAGGATGACGACGACAAGGCGATCCTCGACTTCCTCGTCGGCACCGGCGCCCGGTTCGGAGAGATGGCCGGACTCCACGACCACAACTACTTCGACGACGACCAGAAGGTGCTCCTCGCCGACGTGTGGGACGGTCACCAGATCAAGCCGTACACGAAGAACCGGAAGCGCCGATGGGTGCCAGTGCTCCCGTGGGTCATGTCGCGCGTGAACGTACGCCGTGCGCCCAGCTGCGGCCTACAGCACAAGACCGGCGCCTGCCGCTCCGGGCTCGTGTTCCAGGCGCGCAAGGGCGGCCCCCTCGATGACCGGAACTTCAGCCGGCGCGTGTGGGAGCCAGCGGTCCGGAAGGCGGGACTGTCGGACCTGAACCCGACCCTCCACGACCTCCGCCACACGTACGCTTCCTGGCTGCTGCAGGGCGGCGTGAAGATCGAGCGGGTGTCAGAACTTCTCGGGCACGCGAGTCTCTCGACGACGCAGATCTACGCGCACCTCGTGCCCCCGGAGATCTCGGACATCGAGTTCGCCCTCCCGGATCCTCGTGGGGCAAACGTGGGGCAAAGTGGTGTGCAATCCAATGTCACCGCGTTGCGAGCCGTGTGGTGACATCCCCGGGAGAATGCGGATTTGATGTACCGTGTGTGACGATGCAGAACCACATTTCAGCCCCTATGGTTCCTTCACACGGAAGAGGTCATCGGTTCGAGTCCGGTATCGCCCACATCAGAACCCCGGAGTGCTTCGCCTCCGGGGTTCTTCCTGTCCGTCCTGCCCGCGCGAGATGACGACTCGAGGCTCATGAACGATCTGGACCTGCTGCTCCTGCGGCGGAGACGACGGCGCTGGCCCGTGGTGGCCGGGAGCGCGCTGCTGGTGGCCGGGATCGTCGCGGGAACGGTGGCCGGACTGATCTCCGTGCAGCAGCTGCAGGCGGAGGTGGCGGGACTCGAGGCGGAGCTCGCGACGACACGGCTGCAGGAGGCCGCGGCCGAGTCGGGCGAGGCTGCCGGACCGGGGACCCTCGCCCCGGCGCTGGATCCCGAGCAGGTCGTGGTGGAGGAGACGGACGGTGTCACCTCGTTCACCGATCTCTCCACCGGTCTCCGCACCGTGGTGCAGCCCGTCGACCGCTCGAAGCTCACGATCGTGGGCTCGTCGACCATGCGGGAGATGGCCGCCGACTTCGGGGAGTTCGCAGGCCGGCACGACGCCGCCCTGATCGACGCCACCGGGGGCGGTCTGCTCGCCGAGCACATGCTCGCCGAGCTCGGCTCCCGCCCGTTCGTGACCGACGCCGTCGACATCCCCGCCTCGGGGCAGACGACCCTGACCTCGCCGAACGTCCCGGTCGGCATCCAGGGCGCGTTCCGCCTGAGCGGGCACTTCGAGGGCTACGGATCCGCGTCGGGGACGATCTCGAAGACCGAGGGGCCCGCGACCGCCTGGACCTTCGAGCGCGACGATGACGGGCTGGCCGTGCGCATCCCCGCCGGCACGGAGTTCGTGCCCGACCTCGGCACCGAGGGCCGCGACGGGATCGCCGTGCTCAACATCGGCAAGAACAACCTCGCGGCGACCGACGGGGTGGGC